CGAGCCGCCGCCTGGCTGGCGCGCATCCGGTAAAGCGGTTCCTGTGCTGCGAACTGGGCCCGCTTGCTCTCGGGAACCTGCTCCAGCATCCGCTTCCAGACATCGTCGAACTTACCCGGCTTGAGAGCCGCGCCGGTGACTGGGTCGAGTTGCCCGGCGACCATGTCGTGGAACCCGGCCCCGTTTGCCGGGATTTCTTTTGCTGACTCCTCCAGAAGCGACTGCACCGCAAGCGTCGTCTGGTTCTCAATGACGTTGGCTTGAAACGTGTCTTCCTGATCTTGGATGCGGCGCGCTTCAGCCGCCTTGGCCTCCAGCTTCTGCCGCTGCTCCGCCTCCATCTGCTCGTTCTGAGCACGGAGGCGAGCGCCGGCCTGCTGGAGCGATCCGCCCAGCCCCTGCAAAGCCCCGCCGACCGGAGAACCGGACGGATATTGCAGGACCGAGCCCCTTTCGAGGTTCGGCGTGGCGTTGATGACCGGAATGCGCGCCATCAATACATCCCGCCTGTATTGCGCGAGAATGCCGAGCCGCCAAACTTCGCGGCTTTGTTCGGATCATAAAGCTGGCTCACGCCGCTCACGAACGCCGAGCCGGCATTGATCCAGCCTGATGTCTGCGCCTGCTTGCCGCCCATGCGGGTAATAGCCGCTTGGTCGTGAAGTTGGTTCTGTCTTAAGGTGCTGCCATACTGAATGGCTTGGATGTCCAGCTCCCCCTGCGCCGTGTTGGCGGCAAGAACTGTGGATGGCGAGCCCTCGAATGCCACGCCCGACGCGCCGACCTGAGCGCGCGCGTTAGCGGCCAGCAAATCCTGCTTGCGGCGCTCCCTCACCTGCTCGAAGGCAGAGGCCTTTTGCTCGCGCATAGCCTGCGCCTGTTGTGCCTTGGCTTGGGCTTCCGCCATTGCGTTGGCGTCGTTGCCCTGCTTGATCGCGCCCGCCATGTCCAGCGCCGTGCCAGCGACCGTGGCGACGATCATCATTGTTGCTGGATCAATGCACATTCGCTTACGGCTCCGCTTCGAACACCGGGACAATGGCCCGGATGGTGCATGGCGTCGGCGCGTCATGGCGGATCGAAATACGCCCCTGCCCGCTCCACGAGTCATCGATCCGAACACGGACGTTCCCGGTAAAAAGGCTCGCCGCAGCATCGTCTACCCCCGGCACGTCCGCTGTCTCCCATGCCCCGGAGATCAGCGACGATATCTCCAAGCCGGAGGTGTCCGTTTCAAACAGGGACAGGATTACTTCCTTGACCCGCTTGCGGCGCCCAAGCAGAGAGCCATCCTTGCTGCCGACATCCAGTTCCAGCGTGGATGCCGCCGCTTCGAACCGAAGGCCAACATGCCATTCTGCGGCTGTCGCGGATGCGGGCAGTGTCACGACGCCGCCCCCGGAAACCGTCAAATCGCGATAGACCACCCCATCGGCCAAAACATCTACAAGTCGCCCCGCGAGATGTGTCATGCCGCTGACAGTGTTGGTGGCGGCACCAGAATAGGACAGCCCTGCATCCACCTGAAACGCATCAGCGAGGTCGCCATATTCAAAGGATGTCGTCAGCATCTCGATAAAGCGCTTGGTCACGCCGGCGTTTGTGCGCCTCACGATAAGCCAGACATCATCCTCCCCGGCTTGTCCCGGCGTGACGATGCAATCCTCCACAACGGCCCACCCGGTCGCATCCGAATGGTAGCCGCCCGTTACATGGCGGTGCATCCCCCGCACTTCCTGCGCGGGCTGATACGTCATGCAGCCAAGGTGCCCGTTATCCAGAGGGAACCACACAAACGGGTCCGGCTGCTCCTGATAGGCAATAGTCCGTATCCCCTTCTTGGGGATGTGCTCGGAAATCTGGGCAAGATCGCTCGAATTGAAGCGCCCCACGCTGTTGAGTGTCAGTTCGGCAAGCGCGATGTCGCCGCGGGTCGCGTAGATGAACGAGACGCCCGTTTCGATCGGGCTGATGTTGCTGGTGCCGGCAGTCTTCGACTTGCGGTTCTTGAATGAGCTCGGGGTTAGCGCCTCATCAAGCCCGGAGCCGGACAGGGATCGGACGCCGCCGATCGTGCCCAGCACAAGTGAACCCTCGGATTCAGCCAGCCACTCGATGCCGTTGGCTTGGCCGCCGCCAGCCTGGAGAAACTGAAGCGCGTCGTCGTCCTGTTCGCCAAGCCGAAAACTGTCGAAATCCCCGGTCTTAGAGGCATAGACGGTCGAACCCGCACCGAAGACCAGCCGCTCTTCAAATAGGGTGACGCTGTCCGGATAATTGTCGATTCCAAATGCGCCCAAGCGCCAGAGGTAGGATGCGTTGCCGCTGCCCACGACCTCCTCGGGAAATTCCGTGATGACCGTTGCAGAAACCTCAGTCGGGCTGGTGTAAGCCGTGATGCGAGCAACGCCATATCCAGAATGGAGATACTGCCATTCCAGCCCAGTCCAATAGTCCGGCGCATCCGCAGCAGTGAAGTTCTCGAACGTGCCCGGACCGTCCCATTCCGTGCCCTTGAGGTGGGTCGGAGGAGTGGAGCCGGTGCGATGGAAATTTGCGCCCGGATAATCGCTGGTCATGCACTCGTAGACGTTGCCGTTATAACGGCGCAACTCGCCGAGCGGCGAACTGGAGCCGGTCACGACCTGGACCGGCTCCCACGGCTTGATGTTCTCGTAACTCTCCATATCGATGCGGATAAGCTGGCCGACCATCGTCGCATCGAAAGCGCTGAAATCGGCCGTGACCGTGATCGATCCCGTGGCGGCCGAGACATACATTTTCTCGGTTTCTTCGGTATTGACCGCGGCAAACGGACCATCCGTGAAGTCGAGCACCTCCAGCGCCCAGGATGTGTGCGCGGTCCTGGTTAGCTTCTGCGGGCGGTAGCTGGGGTGAACCAACCACATCACATCGGCGGATTGGACAAATTTGATGTCCGCCAGATCGGCAGACGACCATGGCGTTGTGACCTCAACCGTTCCCACCCGGGCGCCATAGGCATAAACGCGGAGATACAGGTCGCCTAACTCCAGCGCGTAGGCCTGATCTGCGCTGAAGATGAACGGGATCAGCCGCGTCACATCGGCGGAGTCCTTCACCTCGCCGACGAAGTAGGTTCCGCCCCTCTTGCGCAACCCGCCATGGGGTAGCGTGACGAAATTCTCGCAGAGGGACAGCGCCGCCTGATAAAGATCAAGGGATGCCCGGGCATGAAGGCGCGGGGAGATTTCTCCCCTAATGAACGCGTCTTGGATGGGGTACAAAGCCATCCTAGGCGGTCCACCTGTAGTCGCCGCGCTGGATCAGCCAGGAGTTGGTATCGAGCCGCCCGGAGCGTTGGAAGGCGTTCTGCCTCTGCGCCGTGGCAACCGCATCCGCATATGCCTGCCGGGCCACTTGGATCATCGCCTGCTTGTGCGTCAGCGGCAGCGCGATCTTCACCGCCAAGGCCGCGGCCATCACTTCAACAAAGAGGGGCGACCATTCGTCCGGATCGGTGATGTCCTTGATGTAGCGGATGACCTGCGGCGTATCCTGGTCGGTGTAGATATAGATGCCGGTCTGCCGCCAGTTGATGGGAATGCCCGAGGGTTCGCCGTCATAGGTGAGCGGCAGGATACGCACCGCGTCGGTCGGCATGTCGAATTGCATCGTCATGGAGCCGTTTTCCACTTCGGTTCCAACCGAGGAGGACGAGCGCATCGCGAAAATCCAGGCATACTTTGCCAGTTCGGCGCGGCGGGTCTGCGCGAAATGCAGGTTCACCAACCGGCCGGCCGTGCTGTTCTGAGCAAGGCTCGTGATCTGAGCCTCATCCAAGAGACCCAGAGCCATGTTGGCGACATCGGTTTCGGTCATTTACCTGAGCCGATCCATTGATGATGGGAGGTGCGCTGCTTGGGCCGGCCGCGGCTGTCGTAGACCGTCTGTCGCGGGTCGGGATTGGCGAGGTTCGCAGCCAGCCGGAAGCCTTGATGGACACGGTTGCCGCGCACGGGCTCAGATTTAGCCGTGGGCAGGGGTTCGGGCATTGTCGGGCGGGATTGCTGCGGAACCTTGCGCGGGCGGCCTGGCGGCCTTCCTGTGGGCTTGTATGGCATGATGTTCCTAGGGTAGATTTCTGCGATGCAGATCACGATCCGGAACGAGCGCCTTCTTGCACTGCTCGGGTTTGAGCGCGCCGACATGGATGCCAGCGCTTTCAGCCGAGCGGGGCATCCGCAGAAGCGCGCGCCGATGCTCGTCTCAATGTCGGTGCGTCAGTGGCTCGGAGTAGTCTTGACCCGAGTGATGCGGGCGGGAGACTAGCCCCCGCCCCTTCGCGTGTAGGTCAGCCGCACAAGTGCTAGGCTGAGCCCTCCAGATTTACGCCTCGGTAGTACGTACCGCGATGAAAGTCATGTTCTTGACGCTGGTCGCCGTGCGATCCCAATTCGCCGCAAGGGCAAGCTCGGCATCGGTGGCGAACTCGCCGGCCGTGGACGCATCCAGGAAGCGCGTTCCCGGAACGTGCGCGACGAAGTGACGACGCGCCACCATTTCCGTCACGCCGCCGCCGTGGGCCTGACGGGGCTTACGGTCGAACTCGACCGGGCCGCCTTCAGTGTTCACGGGAAGCTCGTTCCACATGATGGCGTTGCGCTTGAACATGAACGCCGTGTATTCGTTGGTCGAGACAGGAATGTCGTCGTCCACGATGACACGCAGGCCCATGTAGTAGGGCAGAAGCATCGTGCCCTGCTCGGCGATCGGCACCATGTCGATCAGATTGGCCTTCTTCAGGACCTTCATCTGCTTCGAGTGCATCCACCAGGCAACGAACTCGTCGGCGCGGTCGCCCATGAGGTAGGCCGCGTCGATCGCATCCGTGTCCGTGATGGAGGCGTTGGTGTCGAGCACCAGATCGCCGCCGTCATTGGCGACGTTGTCGGCGATCACACCCTGCAAAATCTTGATCAGGGTCTGCTTGTGAGCGCGCTGCCAGTAGTTGACCTGGCGCTGCACAATGATCCGCTGGGGATCATCGCCGGCAAGGATTTTGGTGAGGTCCGGGATGCCCCATGCCTGAGCACGGATGTTCCGGGCCGCCGTTTCCCTGCGGGTGCCGATCTTCTTCAGTTCGATGGAGTCGGCCGGGTCGTCGTTGACCGGCTCGGACGGGTCGGAACCCAAATCCTTCCAGCCGGGCATATCGACGGAGCGGCCGCCCATCGAGAGCTGCCCCGTGATCTCCGGGTCATTGAACAGGATACCTGCCCGGAAGATGTCGAGGGTCTGCACGGATTCCTCGAAGGAATACCGGGCGTAGACTGACGGAATGATGGTATCCGACAGCCTGGTATATGCGTCTGCCATTTTCGCTTGCTTTCCAAAGGCAGCGAAGCGGCGGCAAAAGCCCGGCTCTCAGGCCGAGCGGTTAGAGGGGGTTTTCGGAGATCCAGTTTGAGGCTGGTTCGCCTGCTTCCCGCATGAGCCGCTTCGCTCGGGGAAGGTCATTTTTGATGAGCGCTGAAATCGCCCCTGGATTGGTGATCTTGCCGTCCTTGTTGCGCTTGAACGGGTTCTCGCCCGCCGCCACGCCATTTCCGGCTTCGATCGTGTCCTCGCGGAACATCTTCTCGCCGATCTCCGCGAATGCTCGCGCAATCGTTGGATCGGTCAGAGCCCCATCAGGAAGCAGGATGCCTGCCTTCTGGTAGGACTCGACAAGGCCAAGGTTCTTCATCGCCCGGTTGGCCAGCTCGTGCCTCTCTTTGAAGCTGTCGCTGTCCGCCGGGCCCCATTCGCCGACAAGCTCGTCATGCGTCGTCTCGACAGCCTTGGCTATAGCGGCCTGTTGAGCCGCCATGTCCTCTGCCGCCGATGCGATGAAACGGTCGTGAAGCGCCTGAGCCTGCCGAGTGTTCAGCCCGGCCTCGTGCATCCAAGCTTTCGACTTGTTCGCGAGGTCGTCCGAATACGGCAGATCAGGGGGGAGCCCTTCCGGGCGCTTGAACTCGTACTTGTCAGGTGTTTCCGGACGGCCCAGCTTCGAATAGAACTTGTCCAGTTCCTCCGGCGGGGCGTCTGGATCAGGAATGCGCAGGGAATCACCCTGCTTGCGTTCCAGTTCCGCGTAGGATGTTAGGGCTTTTTCAAGCCCTTCAGGGGAGGTCCAGCCCTTTGAGTCAGCTAGCTTGCGGTTGCCTTCGGAAAGACCGTTATACCAGCTATTCGCAGCACTGTCGCCGGCAGACCCGTTCTCCGGCGTAGGCTGTGGCGGAGGAGGGTTGCCCGCCGACTGCGTTTCCGCAGCCACGGACCCGGCATCCGCCGAAGATGTTTGGATTTCCATGGATTACGACGCCGTGATGTTGGCGAGCGTATCCACGCGCTTCCAATTCGTGCCGTCAGAGAAGGCAATAACCGCTGCACCAGCGGCGCCATTGCTGACGTAAATCTGCTGCCCCTTACGAGTGGAGGCGGCCGGGACGGTCGCAACCGTAAAGGTGTTGGCCTTGGCGCGGCGCGCAGCAAGGCGAGGCTGTCCGAGAGCCATGTTCATTCTCCGTGGTTCTGAATAGTCGGCGTTCCCCACGCCGCGGGGATTACTGGCCGCTTTCGGCCCGGGCCGCCCGCTCCAGGGCCACCTTTCTGTCGTCGTCCATCAGCAGCAAATCCATGACGTGCTGCATCACCTCCGCCCGCGCGTTGCAAAGCGCGCTGTGCAGCTCAAAGCCGTGCGGACCCTTTGTCTTGATCATCCACTCGGCATAGTTCGGGCGCCGATAATAGCCGGTGATCGCTGCCAGGTCGGACAGCACCATCTCGCCATCCTTGCCCGAGAACACCCGCTCATATGCTTTGGCGAGCGCAGCACGGGCCACAACCGGCCCGCCCTCCTGCTTGGAATGGGCAACGCTTCGCCCTGTGGTTTTCACGCGTTACGTCCCGATCAGACCGTGGCCGGCCGTGCCGTGCAGATCGTCCTTCAGTGCCTTGATGGTCTGCGTGGCGTCCCGCATGGCGGCCTCCAGCGCAGCCTGCCGCGTGATGATGGCGGTGATTTCCGACTGCGTATAGGTCGCGCCAGCCGTAAGCGCAGTGCCCACCGTGTAGGTTGCGTTCGCGGTTCGTTTCGCCGTGCCCGTATCGACATCCCACCCCGTCTTGCGGTTGGCGACAACTTGGACTCCGTCCACCTCATAGCTGCCGACCACATCCCACACGCCGAGGTGATCAAACGTACCGAGGAGAGTAAGGATGTCGGTTCCGTCGATGCCGGCATTCTGGCCGTATACGGCCAAGCCGGAGTGCCGCGCGTTCGCGCCGGTCTGAATCTGCGCCAACACAAGGCGCCGGCGAGCAGAATTGGAGGAAGAGAACGCAAGAGCCGCGCCAACAACGCCCGCTCCAGCCGCCTGCGTGCCGCCCCGCAGCATTACCGCACCGTGTTGCGTAGCCGTATCCGCCGCATCAAAATCGCCAGCCGCAGCAATCTCGAACGTGTTGGTCTGCCACATTGAAACGGTCGGGTGCCCCATAAACCGAACACCGTTCCGCGTGATGTTCAGAATGATGTCGAGGTCATTGGCAATCGGCCCGTCCCAGGGCTGCCCGGTATCAGTGCACTCACCGGTGAAGAGGAACAGTCCCGAGCGGCCCGTCGTAGCGAACGTGATGCCCTTCCCGTTTCCGGGGTTCTGGATAAAGAAATCTTCGATCGTGATGTCGGTCGGCTGATAAAGCGCGGTGAACCCGATCCGGACCGCCGGATAAGGCCCGTCACCCCCGCCGAGGATATTTGTGCCGTGCCCGCAGTTGATCACGACCGGATTCTTGATGTGGACGTTAGAACATACGCCGTCCTCAGCATCCGCATTGTAGGTGATCAGGATGCCTTCGGCGTAGGTGTCCTGGATGACCGGATTGTTGATCTCGATGTTGTTGGAGAACTTGACGCTGATCCCGTAGCCCTGGGAATAGGTGTAGGCGTCGGCGCGGCAGGTTAGGCCGTTGAACACGCCGTAATCGCACTTCTCGATCATGAAGGCGTCGTGATTGCCGGCGCCAGGACCGCTCAGGCCGCCGTCGATCACATGGCAGTTGTCCATGTAGATATGCTGGGCGCGCTCACCTGCGTTCGGGTTGATCTTGAAGCCGGACGCGCCAGGGCGGGTGGCAACCGAGTTGCTGATCCGGATGTTGCGGCTTTGCTGCTCGCCGTTCAGTTCGCCGCCCAGGCGGAACCCATGCTCCGGGCTGTCCACAAATATCATGCGGGTCAGGTCCGCATTCTGGACGCTACCGATCAGCAGGCCGGTGTTGCCGGACGTGCGCCGCGCGGCATAGTGCGTTCCATCTTCGCGGAACCCGTCGAGAGTGATGTCCGACACGTTGCGGATGGACCCGCCGCGAATGCAGCCCTCCGCCGTCAGATTGCGGAGCCAGATGTTCGTGATGGGCGGAGCCGCAGCGGCGCCAGCGATGCCGACCTGAAATGCGTTGCCGTAGTCGATGACGCGCACGTTCTCGACTTCGCAGTCGCTGTCATAGACGTGCAGCGCGCCGTAAGTGACCTCGCCACGGTTGCCGTAGGGACGAGAAGCGCGGATCACGAGGTTGCGCACCTTGGAGCCAGCGCCGGTCCGCACCACACGCTCGGCGCCGTCCAGATGCTCCACCACGATGGCCGCGCCGTTCGCCGGCGCTGCGGTGAATGTCAGTGTCGAACCGGCGTGTGTATAGTTGTCGGTCCCGGTCATCTGTCCGGCGCGGTTTTCAACCGGCATCCGCGTCCCGGCCACACTCACATCGAGGTAGGTAATCGAGGTGGCAGCGCTCAGCACAAACGCCGTCGTCGCGCCATCGCCGACGAAGTTGTCGGTTGCCGTGGCAAGGATCGTGGCCTCGACCGTGAATCCGTCGAAGATCGAGTTTGCGCCCTGCACGATAGGCGTGCTTGACCCGCCGACCGAGCCATCCGCGATCAGTGTCGCCCCGTTGCCGATGGCCCGCAAATTGTCCGGCAGCGGCAAGTAACTGAACAGGTATTCGGCGCCGCCGCGGAAGTGCAGGGGCATGTTAGCTGCCACTGCTGCGGTTGCGGCAGCGAGGATTTCCGCCGTGTCGTCCGTAACGCCATCGCCGGCCGCCCCGAACATCTCCGGAGTAACGAGCCCGACCAGAGCGATGATCTGCTGCTTGCCCCGCAGCGGAGTGATCAGCTTGACGTTATCGGACCCAGTCTCGGCCTCGTCCTCACTCGCCAGACGCGCATTGATCTGCTGCACCGTGCGCAGCGGCGTCATGACCGCTGTAAGGCTAACGCCAGCCTCAGCTTCTTCCTGATTAGCGAAGTTCTGCCGCTTGGTGGCGACGACGCTTTCCTTCAGGCTGACCAGGGCATCCCGGTTTGCAGCCAGAAGCGCACCGACCCGAGCAGCACGCCCGCGGCCGTTCTGATCAATGACAGGGACGGTATCCTTGGGGTCGACGACCTCGATGCGATCCAGGTCAGCAATCAGCTTTTCGAACTCTTGCGTGGGGCTCTCGCTCGGGGCGATCTGCGCCTGCTTTCCATCGCGCGGATCAGTGTCGGTCGGAGACTTCGGCTGCCAGCCATCCTCGACCGCACGGACAAGCGGGGCAGTCCTGACCGGAGTGAGATTGCCCCGCCAGTTTTGCCGGACGGTTCTTGCCATTATGCGTTCCCCTGCGGCTGCATTCCGGAGAGCAGCCCGCTATCCCGCGCCTGAATGGCAGTCGGCACTGCGTCTTTCGCAATCGCCGCAGCGCCCTGCAGCGCTTCCATACCCGCTTGCGCCTGCTGCGCCTTGGCTCGGGCCGCACGGAGGGCTTCCACCTCTTCCGGACGGCGCATAACCTTGGCTGGCGAGCGACCAGCCGCCTGGATGACCTTCAGCGCCTCGTCGGCGTCGATGTTGTCCATGATGGACGGGTCGATCTGAGCCATCTGGATGGTCGTGCTCAGAAGCTGCATGGTGTCGCGCGCCTCAGCCGAGCGCCTAAGAATGTCGAGCGGGCTGGTGAATGTCGGCCGAATCTGCTTGCCTGACAGGCTTGCCGGGGGGCGGAAGCGGGAATCCTCTGCATAGAGCCCCTTCGCTTCCAGGATGCTCAGCTCGCGATCCAGATTGGCGGCAAAGCCGCGTTGAATGATAGAACCCGCGGGCCCGAGCAGCGCCCCCTTCTCTTCCTGTCGGATCAGCGCCTCGGTTGCCGTCATCTGCGGGTTGGCAACGAGCGTCTGGAACAGGTTGACGTAGAGCATGGACTGTATGTCCTCAGCCCGGCTCTTGGCGTAATCAAAGGCGTATGACGGGTTCTGCCCGGTCGCGATGGGCTGGATCATCATCCGCCCCTGATCGTCCACCAGACCTTCGTAGTTCTGCCCGGGGTTGAGCACCGGGATGTAATCCAGCCCCGCCCTAGATGCTGTCGCGGGGTCCGTGACCATCTGCAAAGCGCGCAGCCCGGTGCGGCGAACCGCGTTGATTTCCCGAACGGTGGTTAGCGCCTTGATGACCGGCGAGATACCGTAAACGTCGCCCTCTTCCCGGCGCCAGTTGAAGCAGGAGACCGGAAATGTGCGAAACCCCTTCTCCGAAACGATCGCTTCCTCAGCCTCGATGACGTGATAGGATGCAAACTCGGTATCGAGGTATTCCCACTCGCCGTTGACCTTGTACATCGCGCGCTCGTCACGCGGCTGAACGCAGTGGATCAGCGACACCATCTCCAGTTGGGTGTCCGGATCGTCAACCAGCGCTTTGATAGCGGCCGGCAGCTTGTCGTAACCGAACTTCTGAGCGCATTCCCGGGCGGTGCGCTGGTAGAGCCGGTGGAAAATGTCCGGCTCGCCCCAGCGATTACGGGCAATGAACGCCTCGTTCACCGGGATCGACGAATAGCGGATGATCTGGGAGCCGAACCCCTCCTCCGAATAGAGGTAGGCTGGCCCATATCGAACCACGTTCAGGTAATCCGACTGGATCGCCGGCACGAAGTTCGATGCCGCGGAATAGCGGATGTCGTTGAAGATGAAGGACCGCAGGTTTTCGGCCCATTCCTTCTCCTCTTGCGTCTCCTCATCGTTCATGGCTGCGGTGGAAAGCCCGTGCCAGAACTCCGACTGCGGGGTGATCAGGCTTTCCAGCCCAGCCGCGAGCCGATCGACGCCAGAGGCAATGGTGTTGTCGTAAATCTGCCGACTGCGCTCCTCGGACCGTGATGCCTGGCTGCCTTCCGTGTAGCTACCGATCCGGCCAGACCAGTTGATCTTCGGCCCGTCCGGATCGCAGAACGTCGCCACGTCCTCCCAGACGTGCTCATATTGGGAGCGGACGTGCTCCATCTCCGATTGACGGCGGAGAATGTCGCGCGCACGCTCCCTGTCCCCATTCAGGCGCGGGCCCTCTGGGGTGAGATCATAAGCCATGCGGAGCTAGTTCCTTGCCGCTTCCTGGGCGCAGTAGAGATTGTCTGCGAGGACGGATGGGGCCATTAGGACACCACGGCCAGCTTGCGCAGTGTTCCCCCGGCATCCTTTATGGTGATATAGCCGGTGATCGTCTCCGCTGCGATGGCGCTGTGGGTGCCATACCGAACGGTCCCAGTACCTGCCGGCGTCAGCCGCAGGTCAATGTCATCCGTCCCTGTGCCCGCCGTTTCAGCGGCAATCTCGAAATATCCAGCGCCGGATTGTAGGGCCATGCGCTCATAATTCGAGGCGTCAGTGTATGTCCGATATAGCTGGTTGACTTGCGCGTTCGCTCCATTACGCCGCGCGAGGATGCCGGCGCCCTGGCGAAATTGGGGAACGTCCATTTGGTTGTTGTTTGAGTCCGCAACATAGAAGCCGCCCGCCAAAACCATCCCCGGCCCATAGAACCAGTGATAACCCCCGAAAGCGCTCCAGTTCCCTGCACCAGTTGGTGCTATCTGCGCGGCCGTAAAGTTGCCGCTGATGGACATCGTTCCAGCCTTGGTCAGGCTGGCCTTGCTTACGCCGCCCACCTGAAAGTCGAACAATTTTGAGGCGGTGGCGGACGCCGTGTCGGTGACATTTACCAGCAGGGCTGTGAACGTGACGGCACCAGCGTTCCATGTTTGGGTAAGCGTTTGCGCGGCAGAAGCCGTCAACGTCCCAGCGGCTTGTGTTGCTGTCGCCAGAAACGCGGTGAGGGCACTAAGAGCCGCGCGATAATTAGCGCCGCCTGCTACAACTGGAACCTCGTCAGTAGAAGCTAGAGTTGTGCGCGAGGTCAGCGCAGATATTTTCGTATCAGCCATCGTCTAAGCCTCCAGCATCATAGCATCAACCCGGCGATCACGGGCGCCGTGATGGATGCCATGAGGGTGTGCCCGGCTTGGGTGGGGTGAGTCCCGTCCCCGAAGTAAGTCGTGTTCGCATAGGCCGTGCTGCCGCCGAGAAGAGGCTCGGCGGCAAAATCCGCGAGCGCGTCGTAATAGGCCGACGCCGCCCTTATTGCGTCGTTAAACGTCGAAATTGCCCCAGCCGTCTTCGTATCAGTGGAAAGCATTGTGCAGGCCACCACCATTGCCCCGGCATCTCTCAGCGCGGTCCAATAGTCCTGAAGGTCGCTCATGGCCGGGATGCCATTTGCACCGACCAGAACGTGAGCGATAATCCTCCGGCCGTCGAAATTCGCGGCCTCAATCTGAGCAACCACTGTTGGGAGCTGCGTGACCATCTGGCCGAGCGCCCAACCCGACGTAGCGTAGTTCTTGTATTTCAGGTTAGGCGAAAACGACTTGCAGGCTGTAGCCAGATACGAAGTCTCAGAGTTGGTCGCCCCGGCGCCGGCCGTGATGCTGTCTCCAGTGGCCACCAGATAATTCTTCAGTCCTGCGGTCCCGCCATATTGGCGGATGCGCTGCTTTACGCTCGTGGCCGCCTGGGCGTAATCAGCATCGGAAAGCGCCGTGTCCCAGATGGCGGTCGGCCCGATGTAGCCATAGAACTCACTGTTGTCGCCGTAGCCGCTACCTCCAAGGTTCAGCAGCGTCATTGTTATGGGCGCAAACGTCCCCGTCTTGGTCTCAATCGGGATTTCGTCCAGGTAGAACGTGATTGCAGTTGGCGTTAGGCGAGCGCCGATGACGAGGAAGTCCTCGTCAACCAAGTTGTAGGCGTCCGGCAGAGCATTCGGGGCTTGCTCCCGAACCCGCCACCAAAGCTCATTCGCCACAGCCCCGAGCGAGAGTTCAAAGAAGCCCGACGAACCGTCCTCGTTCAGAAACGCAGTAGAGTTCTCAGCAGGGTCGCTCAGCGATGTCTGCTTGAGCGCATACATGAACGTGCCCTCGGTGAACGTCACCGCATCGGCGCCATTGCGTGTTAACTGGACGCGCCCCGTGAATGGCGCCTCGAACGAGTTCCCATTGAGCGTAAACAGCGAGTCGGGACCGAGAGCAGTTTTCCCGACCAAGTTCAGGTATTGTGCCCCCTCATCGGCATAATCGGGAATGGTCTCCCCGCTCGGGTAAATCTGTATGTTGGCAAATGCCACGTCCGTGGCCACGCCAGCGCCAACAAAGATGCCGAGCACTTTCTGGACAGCAGCCGTGTCAACCGTGTAGGTCGCGGAGGTCCATCCGGCCTCAGTGACAGCCAGACTAACCGCCCCGGTCTGATTATCCAGATCTCCCAACTTGAGCGTGATGCTGCCGCCGCCGGCATTGCTCTTTGCGGCAACCTTCAACGTCCAGGAACCACTGCCAATCGGCGCAGTGGCGAATTTCACACCGCCGTTTCCAGCAGTCGTGAAGCGGTGCGCCAGTTGATCCCCCTGCGGATCAGTCGTGTAGTTCCTTGTGACCGCGCCGTTGAGAACCGGGGATAGCGGTGAGACAAGCTGGAACCGATTTCCGCTTGGAACTTGGCCCTCGCTGGGGATTACACGATACCCGTAGCTTGCCGCGTCCGCAGGGCTGAGCGCCAGCAGCGGCGTTCCAGGGTATTGAGTAACAGCTAGGCTGAACGTCTTATCGTAAATGTTCCCCTGCGCATCGGTGGCGCGGATTTCGATCTCGACCGTGGCCCCCAGCGTGTAGAGAATTTCATCGGCGACCAGCAGATTGGCCCCGCTGATTGAAACCTTACCTCCGTCGTCGTCTAGGAGCGTAAACGTGAATGTCTCACCCGCATCAGGATCGCTCGCTGTAATGTTCGCAATGACCGTCCCAATGTCAGACTGAGCGCGGACCACCGTCGAACTCAGATGGATGTTCGTCGGCGGCTCCACCGCCACATTGGCAACGGCCAGCGCCACCGAATTGTAAACCCTTAACCCCTCTCCGTTATCCGCCACAAAGACGGGGTTGAGCGTTGGTGTTGTCTCACGATCTGTATTGACCAGCCCCGCTTTGACAGCCCCGCCGGATGTGACTGCGACGCGGCCACCGACGTTAGCGCCGCCATCGAAAGCAAACGTCCACACAGCATCGGAGTTGGCGACAGCGAGTTGTCCCCACTCGGTCCCTGGCGCATCGTTCTCAGTCGGGCCAACGCCCGAAAACTCGATAGGGCCAGCGACTGCCCCGCCGCCATCAAAAGGGGCGATGCGAACTAGCTGGCCTCCCCTGAATACGACCACCTCATCTCCGTCCTGCAATTCGGCAGGCGTCCCCTCGGGAAGCCGCATACGCTTGCCACCCCCACCAGCCGCGTTGCCCATTGCCATGGAACGCAGGGCCTTCTCGGCCCCCTGCCAAGCGATGTCAGCAACGGTTGTGAGTCGTGCCGCCCCGTTTTTCAGAACGGGCACAGCCTCATCACCGGACAGGTCGCCCGCCGAACTGAGCTGCCCTAGTTGTTGCGCCAGAGGAGCAACAACTACCTGCGGCACGGACGGAGGCTCTGGCACTTTCTCCGGGAGCGATGCCAGCGTGGTCATCTTAGCAGATGGCAGCGGATCAGGCCTTCTCACTTGCGGCGGCCTGATCGGAACCGGAATGCGCGCCATCAGGCCCTAAACCTCCAACAGCAGCACACCGCTACCGCCTTCAAGTTCAATGCCGTTGCCATTCTCAAGTAATAGCGCGCCACTGGCCCCGCCAGGCGTGGTGTCGCCGCCGGGGCCAGAACCCTGGCCACGCTTCGCCAACATACGCCACACCCACCACGGGCGTCCCATGCCCGAACGGAAGGTGCCGCGCATCAAAGCCATGTCAGACGCCCAACAACACGCGTTTCTTGCCGCGCACGTCGGATGCAGTCAGATCGGTTTTAATCGTGCCGGCCGAGCCTTGGCCCTGAAGCTTGGCCTGCTCCTCAAGCTGGCGCTGCCGGATCGCGTCGTCATCCACCTGTGGCGTGGACGGAGTAGCGATGGGCGTCGGAATCTTCGGCTTGCCGAACAGGGCCCCGAGAACACACATGGGCGTAACCCTTTCAGGTGACGAGTTGCAGGAAGCCGAAGGTCCAGACGAGGCAGGCGCTGATCAGCCCAGCAAAATTGACCCAGCCGAAAGGCTTGATGCCGCTTTCGACGCAAACGAACCCATTGATTTGGGAGACATACGCGAGCCCCGACGCCGCTACCGCACAGGCAACGATTGTCTCGTCAGCGGCCCAGAAGCCGGCCGCGGCAAGGATGGCCAGCGCCATTGCGCCGAGGATGTAGACGCCAAGTTCCGTCATGTGAGGTTGCCTTTCGTCCAGTCGAAGAGCAGAAAGGGCTCTCCGTTCTTTCCGTAGTTCGGCAGATCGCAGCGCCGCGTGGCGCCCATCTTTTCCAGCCAGCGATGGGCCGAGAAGTTCTTCGCCATGGCTCGGGCCTCAGCCCGCTGCCCGCCCTGAGCAATGATGTCCGGGATCATCACGTCCCGCACAAAGCGGGTGATCGTCGGAACGGCCCGCCACATGCGGTCAGTGCCCCAGCTCCATGCTATCCAGAGGCCCGGCCTGACTTGCCCTGCACCTACCGCCGCTTCCGGGTTGCCGTTGATTTCCACGACGTAGGCGTGGTCACGAAGCGCCAGGCTGGCGAGCAGGACAGGCGTCCATTGCTCGAACTGGCAGGCGACTTCTTCGCGATCCTCTGGCCGGAGATTGGCGGCAACGTAGCTCAAATCCCGTAGCGTTGCGGCCGCGATCCGTGCTACCATTCGATCATGCCAAAGAGATCACCAATCCCCCAAGAAGCGGTGGATCATTACCATCGCATTCTCGCCATCGCCGATTCCGTCCCGGAAATCCCCGCTCTGGAGAAGGGAACCATATTGCTTTCCTTGCTCAGTAGCGGACGACTTGATGGCAAGACCACAAAGGAGTCTCAAGACATTCTGATCCGCGCCTACGCGGAACGTGCTAACGAAAATCCCCCAGCGGATCTGACATCCGCGCCTGCTTCTTCAGCCGGTTCACCTTGACGAGCCGCTTGACAGCAGCTTTGGTCCGGCCGTGCCATCCAAGGATCACTGCATCCGCATCGTCAGTGCTGGCGCCGAGCCGCTTCCTGATCTCGTCCTTGGCCTCAATCACAACAGCGGCACCGCGTAGCTTCCACCGGGGGGCGGTCAACTGCGCTCTTAGCCGACGATCAGGTGGCAATGCCGGCATCTCCCGAGGATCATTCTCCGCAGGGTCCAAAGCTTCACGGAACGCCCACCACAGCTCGGAACGCATGTTGGCGTAGTAGTAATCGCCCTTCTTCGTCCGCTTGCTGGATGCGGCGGAAAACACAATGCCTTCGACGTCAATGTTTTGCGCCGAGAGATGGTCGCGGGCTGAAATGCCCCAGCCGCCCGTCATGTCGATCACCGGCACCGCGCCGTGCCGCATCGTCTTCAGCACCAGCCCGGCAACGGCAGGGCCGTCTTTTGTGTCAACGCCCTTCTCGCGGACGAGCGGATCGAAGCGCACGCCCCGCACGGGCGCAAGAACCGTGTCGTCCGGCCCGCCCTGAGCTACATCAACGCCGATCGCATCCATGGTGCGGGGCTGTTCCGACTTGCGCCAGCGCTCCTCGGCAAGATCAATCCACGCTGTCGGAATCACCTGCCACGGGTCATCTTCCCGGCCGGCGAGGAAGTCACCCTTGAGGAGCTGCGAGCGCAGCGGCTCAGGTAGGTTTTGAATACGCGACCGATAGCCGGTCTCACGCAGATACGGGTTGTCTTCAAGCAGAGCCGGAATGAACGTCCGCGACAGTGGCGTGTAGGTGTCGCCATCAATCAGGACCGGCTCAGGCCCATCAGCCCACCGTGTCGCTTCGCCAACGGTAATGGCCCACCTGATTTCGCCTGGAGCCGCAGGGTTTGGATGCAGCGGGTCCAGCCACGGCGCGAACCACTCAATCAGCCAATCCCCTTCTCCACCCATTGGCGGGTTGGAGGCGATGACAGCGCGCGTTCGCTGACCCGGTAGCGTCGTGCGTAGCCAGCCGAGAACAAAGGCGACCTTGGACGCGGAAAGCTGAGCGCCTTCATCGAATCCCAGAAGATCGTGCGGTCGTCCTTGCCAAGAGAACTCCGATCCGGGCTTCTCAAGAGCACCAAACTCCAGGACCCGACCGTCAGACCGCAGCAACATGTCCGCGCCGTTGTAGCCCTCGCGCGTTCCGCGTATCTCAATCAGTCGTTCCTCAACGCCTCGCAAATCCACATAAGCACGGCGGAAGATGACGGATCGCTTGTGCTGCGTTAGTGCCAGGCCCAGCAGTAAGTCCGTCTTGCCGCCGCCAGCTGCGCCGCCATAAAGAAGCAGGTCCGCTTGTGAGTAGAAGGCGTCCGATTGAGGCCCCGGATTGGGCAACCAGGGCGATTGCAGTTCGTCCGCAATCAGCTTGTCCAGACTGGCCTTGTCGGCGGGCTCCATGCCGCGGACTAGAGACTCTAACTCGGCAAGGACATCCATCAGTGAGCCGTAGGCTTGTCGCCCTTCGACTTCGCCACCAAAGCGGCAATAGCCTTTGCCCTATCGCGGTCACTGACATCGGCCGTCTCGATCGGCCCGCCATCCTTACCCGTGACTTCCTGCCTGTCGCGCCACCGCTCGGGCTGGCGGTTCTTTAGCCAGAAGATGCCGGCCGTCGTGTCAGGCGGGTAGTGCTCCTTATAGGGAACAATGACCGGCTCCGGCGCGCCTGACGGCATAAAAATCTTCACCGCCTCATGCGTGTAGCCGATGGCGCGCTGATAGAGGCTTTCCTCGACACGGGCATCCGCTTCAGCCTTGGCTTCCTTTAGGGCCTCGCAAAAGTCGGGGTGGTCGTTCTTCCATCGGTAAAGCGTAGCAACGCTCACGCCAAAGAAGTCAGCCATCTCCACGTCAGTGGCGCCGAGCCGGCAAAGCTTTCTCGCCTGCCCTACAAAGGCAGGGTCATAGAGAGACGGTCGCCCGGTCAATCCGCATCCCCATCAGTCCCAGCCCCATCCGCGGCGGAGGAGCCATTGCGGGCTTCCTCCAGCTTGCGGACGCGCTTTTCCAGTTCCCGCAGATCGGCAAGCGAGGTCGGATTGAACTCGCCTACCGTGCTCTCAGGACTGGCGGCATCCTTGCTCATTCAGGCGGCTTTTCGGGCCGGCCTGGTGTTCTTCGCCGGCTGAGACGCGGAGCCAGGATCGGCGTCGGACGATTCCTTGGCGTTCGTGTCGGTGCCGCGCTGCTTGGCATGGGAGGTGGACGGATCCACGCCGCGCTCAGGCGTGTTCACATCAGCGAGGCGCGTGACGCCCGTTCCGTAACGATCACCGATACCGCCTTCCTCGGGAAATCCGAACCCGCCGACAGCCTCACCCTTGCCGCCGCGGACCATGCCGATCATCACGCCGCCGTCGACTTCCTCGACCTCGTAGCGCTCGACTTGATCCTGGTTGATCTCCGGCTCGGTGCCGTCCATCAGTTTGATGTCGATGACTTCGCCGGTTTCCTTGAGGATCACGGCCCAACGTCCAGATGCAACTGCCATATTCGTTCCTTTCTGGGGTTGGCGCGCTATGCGCCCTGCAAACGAAACCGCGACCTACGCGACTGGTCGGGTGGCGACTTGTCCCGTCGTCTCTGGGGCGGGCTTTCCAATGGGTTTGGATGCTCGACTTGTGCCAGCACGGAACCGGCTAGACTCTTCTCGCGGGCAGGAGATTCCGGGTCCCTGAGAGCAGCAACGGCGAGCTGCGCCACCTTGGGCGATGTCGTCTTGCTGCGGGCCATCACGCCGCGTCCTTTCGTGCTTCGGATTGGCCGGGATGCTAGGACTGCAGGGTTGCCTCGGCTGCACCCAGCGCCTTCATCGCAACAGCGCTATCGAAGGTAGAGGACACGGCAGCGTCACCAGCCGACGAATAAGACGGGCCGCTGATCTGCCCCACTGAAGCTGCGTTCGAATACGTCGGGCTGCCGATGGTCCACGTGTAGGGATACGGCCGATATGGCGGCCAATAGCGGTCCACATAGACGCGCTCGGTAACGGCCCTGCCATCTATCTCGCCAACGCGCTTCTTGATGCGGGCCCACTGCTTCACGGTTGGCGCGTCATCGATGCTCTCGGTGAAGCCTTCGAACCACGCCTTGAACTCTGAAAGCGTCATGCGACTTCCTTTCGTGCTTCGGATTGCTGGAGTATATCCAGCGCCTTCAGCTTCAGCTTCGACCAGCTCGGATCAATCTCGCGCATATTCGCCATAGACCTCGCGGGCTTTAGCCACATACGCGGCATGGGCCTCTTCCGGCGTGTCAAACATGCCTAGATAAATGCCGCTGCCATGTTTGCGCCCCGCGCCGAGCATGGCGCGCCACTTACCCTCGCGCTTCAGGTAGCAGACACCTTTGTAGCCGCTGGTATTCGTTCTGAGCGCCCGTTTATTGGCAGCGTTCTGTTCGGCCGTGGCAAGCCGCAGATTAGCCCAACGATCATCCGCGCGGTCGCAGTTGATATGGTCCACCTGCAGGCTGGGCCACTCGCCCGTCATGTAGACCCAAGCGACCATTCCTGCCCTGAGTGAGATGCCGCCAAAGGCAATCTGCGTGTAGCCTTCGGCCGTTCGACTCCCGGCGCGCTTCCCTATCTGGACGCCAGGGCGACTGACCTTCCACCGAAACTCGCCGGTCTCCGGGTCATAGTCCAAATCCCGGCGAATGTTCTCAACCTGCGGACGCGGTTTAGGCACGACCAAGCATCTCCAAGGCTTTCAGCTTTAGTCGATACATATCGACTTTCGGCGCAGTAGCGGCCATTGCCGAAACTCTACCATTCAGAAAGGCTTGGAAGCAAATAGAAAGGGCCTCTTCGCGCAGAATAGCGTCGCTCTCGCCGACGTATCCATGCGCCAATGGCCACAGAACTTTCGACGGACTCGGCACAGCTTGCAGATGCTCAGAGACAAAATGATGGCAGAACTCGTGGTCTACCATGTAGGCGGTTATATCTTCGTACCCCAGCCACTCGGCAAGCGCGCGATACTCGGCAGTGTCGTGTGCCAGCGCGCCGTAGGTCTTGCCGTCCAGAAAGACGCTCTCGCACCAGCCTTCGTGAATGCGCAGCTCGCAGAAGGTGAGCTGGATGGAATGCATCACGGCTCCTGATAAAGCGAAAGCCCCGCAGCGGTGAGGCTACGAGGCTTTCTGGCGCACCCGGAAGATGGCTCCACGGATTCGAACTGGTAAGCCTGTCTATTCCGAGACCCACGCCATTAACGCGCTTCGCTCGTTATCCCTGCACGGGCGGAAGGTGCAGCTTCCGCAGACAGGCCAACTAGGCCGAGAATCCAAAAGGGCCGCCAGCGACAAATGCTGCGACCCTATCTATCCGTAACGCCTGCCACGGTTCGCGCCGCATGTCAAGCGGCCTTCTCGCGCATCCACTCGGATACCCGGAACAGCCGAGCCAAAGCGTTCAGCCCGAGCCGCAGATCGCCTATGACGCGGTGCACTTCCTGGTTCTCTATCACCCAAAGGTCCACGGCCCTCTGCGCCAAGGGATCAGCTTCGGCCAACGCCTGGCGCGCCGCAGCCATGCCGTCATAGGCGGAGCGGCAGCTCGCGACGTAGCGCTCGTCCGTGCCGTCCCGGTTGTCATGCCCTCCGCCTCGATCCAGGTCGGCAGGCGAGCCCAATCCTCCGGCGAGGATGGCACGCGAATATCGCTCCTTGAGCTTTGCATATTCCACCCCCGCTTCGTATTGAGCCTCGGTGATCTCCCCTGCCCTGCGCAGACGGCCTATGGCCGATCCAAGGGCCGGGTCGTTGGCTTGTGCCGCGGTTACCCCGAACTGCCGCTGGCGCGCTGTTATGGCCGGAGACATGGTTTCCTCCTTGCGCTCCGACCTGGTGCGCTTGATTTGTCCGCTGGGATGACGAACCGCCATGCTCTTGCGGCGTCCCTTCCGGGTCTTGGGCATTTAGGCGGCGGCCTCCGCGGTATTCAGAAAACCCCGAGGAGTGACTGACACGCGGATCGCTTGCTCACCGCGATGCTTGGCGTCCTCGATGTCGTCCTTGCTGGGCCAGCCCAGCCAGATTTGCCAAACGTGATCCTCGTTCTCCGCAAGGTCTAGGAACAGCAGCTTCCCCTTGCGATCATAAACAGCCCAAGGCTGCCGCTCGCTCATCCCTGCACTCCCTGTTGCCTTGCAAACAGCGCGGACCTCATGGTCAGCCGTCTCCGCTTTGAGCAGCGATCAGGTCGTGCTGCATTGACGCGACGGCCGCGACTAGCCGGGCCCATTGATCGCCCACGACGCATTGGAAGCCGAGGGCGTGGTCCGTCTCAACGGTCGCAATAGCTACGGCTAGGACAGTTCCCTCTCTGGCCTGCGTCAGGATTTCCTCCAGCGCCGCAATGACATCAGCGCGGAGACCATCGCGTTTCGTTTCCAGAAGATGTATCTTCATGCCCCTTGCCTCGCATCCAGAGCCCGCCGACCCGGAATTGGATCGCCCATGAGAACCCCAGTCAGATCGCGTGTGTCGCGCGGTATCTCCCGCATCAGACGCTCGGCATCGGCGCGGGTCTGTGAGTCCAGACGGTTGACGTATGTCGGGCGCTCGAGCTCGCTGGCTGGCTTGCGGCGCTCTCGGTAAGCCCTCGGCTTCTCCGGCCGGCGCACCCTGCCGCCTTTGACAGCCCGGCGCACCGTGGATTCATCCACGTCGTAGCGGCCGCCAAGCTCAAGCCATGTTGCTCCATGCTGACGGAGGCTCTTAGCCTCGGCGATTTGCTCTGGAGACATTGCCGGGGTTTTCATGCCATCTCCTCCGCCTGATACCGGACACGACGAGGCGGCGGATAAACGCCGGCCTTTTGCCCAGCCGCGAACTCGCGCACCCATGTCGCCGGAAAGAACCACCCGACCTCGCCCGTGTCTTCGCTGCGCCATGTCTGTGGGACGCCTCGGTTCATCTCACCGAGGGAACGCCAGTGCTCGTGATGTCTGGCCGATAAGTGCAACCATGCGGGGGTCGGAACCCATTCCCGCTTGTCGAACTTCTGGCGGCGCTGATCGGGCTGGAAATGAGGATTGCGGTGCAGCTTCTTCACGAAAATCTGCTCCTGCTCGGGGCTCCCCCAGTAGGTCTTCAGTTCGCGTTCTTCCGGCACTTTCGGCCTCCATTTCGGCGCTTACTTCGTCATAGGTTTTGAAGCGGAAGACCTTTTCCGGCGGGCCGGTCGTATGCGTTGCGCCGAGATCGTCAGCCACCCGGCGACACCAGTTCCGCCATGTCGCAGGCCAGTCGAGCTTCACCCCCCGATCGCCAGGAGCGCTGAGAGCCCAATCAACGAACTTGTCGGCTTCCCGCTTGGCCCTTGGCTCTGGAATGCCCATGCCGGTGGCTGTAGCCACGTCCGGCAGGTAGTCGCCGATCCTCGTGGCCCGCTTCTTTGGAGCGTTACGGTTCGCCCCTTCTTCCTTTTTGTTCTTTTGTTCTGGTTTTAAGTTAGTAGTTATATCCTCTACGCGTGCGCGAGGGGACGTTACGTTTTCCGTTACGGTCTGCGTTACGTTACTTGTTACGTCACACCGTAACGCTTTGCGCTCACGATATCGGGCTTGGCGGGCTGCATTGGATGTCTGTTTCGGCTGTGCTTGCGCCATGTCGCGGTCGATCGACGACACCACTTCAAGCAGGTCATCACCGCTCAGGCCGGCTTCCATCAACAGCCGCAATGTTTCGGCGCTGATTCCCACTAAGCCGCCTCCCGCCTGCTTGCCCGGTGCTCAGGGGGCGTTACCGGCGCACAGAGCACGTCGGTGATGGCAGCCGGAGAGCATCCCGTGCAGTAGAAGCGATGCCCGGAGCGCCTCAGAACCAGCTTCCACCCAAAGGCAACGGCCGTCCCTACTCGGTCTGCACCAGCAAAGCAGAGCCGTCTCGGGCAGGAGTAGCAACTGAGGATCATGCTGCCTCCAGCTTGCGGAGCCGCTTGGCTGGATCTGCACTAGGTCCGCAGCTCAGCTTGAAATGATCGCGGCAGTAGGCGATGCCGGGGATGACCTGAGCGCCGCAGCAAAGCTTCTGTTCAACGGGCACGTCCCAATCGCCGACAGGCCAGCGGCAGTGCCGCTTTTGGGTGTCCAGGAAAGGAACTGGCTCAGCGCGCACTATGCGGATGGGTTCGGGCGCAACCGGCGGCGCGGGACGGAGCAACATGGGTGGAGCCATCCGCGGCTTCGGAAGCTTCGGCCCAGCGACCGGCGGACGCCCATTCACATTGCTCTGGAAATGGACTCCGATCCTATGCGCGCGGCCTATGGCGGCGTTGCGGGTGATGCCGAGCACCTTTCCCGCAGCGGATGCCGAATGCCCCTCCTTGGCCATCCTGCGCAGCATGGCGTCCATCTCTGGCGTCCACTTGCCGCGCACCTTGGGGGTTAACTCCAGCTCCCTGAGCTTCTTCTGGACGCCTTCCAATGTGCGCCCAAGCCGGGCGGCAATCTCGACCAGGCCTACGCCATCCGTAAGCAGGGCTTCGGCTTGATTGATCTCGCCACGGGTCCACAGGTAGCTCATGCCGCGTGTGCCTTCTCCTGGGGTGAAGCGAGGGGCGCTAGGGAACGGCCACGCTCTGCTGCCTTCACAAGATCGATGAAGTGATCGGCCCTGAGCACGACCAGCGTCGGCGCCCGGTCCTGAGCCACAAACAGGCCGAAATGGTCAGCAAGGAAGTCGTAAAGGAGCTTGAAGCCCCCTGCCCGCTTCTTGGCCTCGAAGCGGCGATCCACGCCCATGACCGGGATGGTCAGGTCACCAGCAAAGGAACCGCCGGCGGATCCACTCAGGGGAATGCGCTCGGCTGCTATGCCGGCATCCTGGAACATGTGGACCAGGGCACGCTCGAAGCGATCACCCTTCTGTCGTGACGCCCGGCCCCCGCTCATTGCTGGGCACCGCCAGCTCGGGACTGATCCACAACTCCAGCCAGCGACCGAAGCGCCGGGCTCTCGCGGACCATTTCAACCTGGTTTCCAGCCTCACCAGTCGCCGCCAGCCTTGCGGCTCGGAGTTCGTGGCGGGCGTCTTCTGCGTCTTGCTCCGCATGAACCCTCCTTGCCTCTTGCAACGCCAATACACGCTGCATTTCCCGGATTTCCCGGTGATCAATCCTTGCCGCTTCCTTGTCCGCTAAGGCCCGGACGCGCCGCCGCGTCCACTCCTTGTTGACCTTCCGGAGCTCGGAATAGACGGTCTCGAGAATTGTCTTGCGCTTGATCGCACCGTAATGGCGCCCGGCAATCTTGCGGATCAGATCAGCGGCGATATCGCCATCCGATCGGAACAGATCGTCGGAGAAAGCGCAGTCAGACATTTCCACGTCCTTGGGTGATTTTCCCACGTTCATGGGTTGGCTCTCCGCTAGATTTCCCAGCGTGAGAGACGGAGATTCCGAAGTGTTTGCAGACGCCTTGCCGGGCGAAATCAGTGAGCAGGCCTTGCCGGGCCCGGTTCACATACTTGTGCCGCTGCGAGACTTGTTCGTGCGGCTTGTGGAAGAGAGAGGCGGGGCCGAAGCCCACGCCGAGAGTTGCGGAACCAAGCCCATGAAGAAGGCTGACCGGCCCGAGACTCGAACGGTGCCCGCCGTTCAAATGCCGCTTAATCCCCGCACGTCGGGCACCTTGAAGGCTGTCGTTCAGCCCGAAGGGATGGCAGGGGCGGATTTCAGCCATGATGGTCAGCCTCGTGACCGATCAGGCGAAGCTCATGGAGATAGCGGCCGGCCGCGAAGGAGACCGGCGCAAGGATCGTGAAAGCCAGCGCCGTCCATGGGCCGGAGCCGAACAGCGCGAGCCAGAAGAATGCGGAGAAGAGGAGAGCCAGCGTCATGGCCGCGTAAGCTCCTCAGCCACATCACTAGCCACGAGGACTATTATAAAGGCAGCAACAAGACCCAACGACCAGTCGGCGTCCTCGATTGTGGCAGCTACGCCCACCACAATCCAAGTGAACCGGTGGAGCCAGTAGAAGAACAGGTTGAGGGAGAGCCAGCCAATTGCTGCAATCATTGGAAAGCCACCTCCTCAGCATCCCGAGTCCGCCATCCGCCGACAGGACGCGGCTTGAGCATCACCGACGGCGCGGCAGTGTCCGGAGCACCGTTGCCCCAGCCAGAACCCCAGCCTCCTGCGCAGATCGCCTCCATCAGAGGAGACAGACGGAACATGCGCTCGTGCTGCTCGTCGGAGAGGCGGCAGGGGAAGGGAATAACGGTGGCCGTGTCGCTCATGCGGCATGCGCCTCCATTGCCTTCGAGCAGGTGAAACAGTGATGGGGACCGCTCGCCGCGCAGCACTCGGGGCGCTGGCAATGCGGGCGCAGCACGTAGGGCCTGCGCTGGAATGGTGGGGCGACGGCAACCGGAGTCACCGCCGCCCCCTCGGAACGCCCTTCGTGGCCCGCAAGCGTCTCGCTACCTATGCCGGCTGGGGGCGCTTCGCCTTGCGGAGCTGCGCCCGAGGATGCCTCGCCACCCGCGCTTACATCGCGGTTAGAAGGGCTCGGTGGGTTCCTGCGACCCTCGTGTGCACGCACACGCGAGGGTGTTCCTTCGATGCTTTCGAGATAGAGGCCGAACAGCGTGTCGGCCTCCTCAAGCGCGGCGCTGCCCAGCTTCTCACGCTGCCTGCGGAAAGCGAGCACCTGGCGCAGCACCTTCACGTCAAAGCCGCTGGCCTTGGCTTCCTTGTAGACTTCCGACTTGTCGGCGTTGCGCTCGGCAATCTCAGCCTCAAGGCTTTCGATGCGGCGCGCCAGATCGCGGAGAGCCGTGTCGCTCATTGGGCGAGCGCTCCCGTTTCAGTGCTTTGGGGCTGGGGAGCAAAATCCGCCTCGGAGAGGTCGGCGCCTGTCGCTCTTGCGTATTCAAGCAGCTTGGAAACATGCCAGTGGGGCACTGCCCCGCCTGTCCCCCCGAGCGCTCTGGGCCGAGCCCAGTTAGAAACCCGAGTGCGGTGCACGCCGACGGCCTTCGCAACCGCTGAAGGGCCGCCGAGCTTCCGAATGATGGTCTGCGCTGGTTCCATATTGGCTCGTATAGTAGCGATTTCCGCTACGTTTGCAAGAGCAATGTGGAGATTTTCGCGACAGACGCCGTAGCGATAAAAACGCTACGTTCCAGAGATGTCGCCAGAATGGGTTTTGAGGGCCCTGACTCACAAGGGCATAGGGCAGGCCGAACTAGGTCGTCAGCTCAGTGCTGCGCTCGGCTATAACGTGGACCGGGCAGCGGTGAACAAGATGATAGGGCGGGGAGGAAAGAAGCCTCGAAAAATCACTTGGGCGGAGGCGCGGGCCATCTCGCGAATTACCGGCCTGCCGCTACCCGAGGACGACCCGCCACAGGAACTCCGGTACGAGCCGCTCGAAGAAAATGACCCTCGGTGGCGGCCAGATAGCGACGACCCTACCACCCCATATAGCGGCAGCGAGTATCGCCCCTCAGTTCCGGGTGCAATGGCCGAACTCAACGTCGAGCCTGGGGCTGGCGAAGGGCGCGTTGGCCCACTGTCGCAATATGCCATCCGCAACGGAGACACCTACAGCGGTCACGAGGTCGTCGGCGAATGGCTTTTCCCAGAGCCGTTTGTACGGCATCAGCTTGGCACGTCCCCATCACGCGCTGTCGTTATGAAGGTAGTCGGCGACTCGATGGAGCCCACATTCCGTCCCGACGATCGAGTTATCGTTGACCTGACGCAGACAACAATGGTGGCTGATACGGTTTATGTGATTGATGATCGGATCGGGCCGCCGCAAATCAAACGGCTTCAACGCGTGCTGTTTAGCGACCCGGTGATGGTACACATCATTTCCGACAACCCAGCCCACCGAACGGACCCTCCGGTCGAATTGGCGCGGGTAAACATCCTGGGCCGGGTCTGCGGGCATGTTGCAAGGCGATGAGCGAAGCCGCGCGCAACCAGCCGACCTTGCCCGGCATTGAGCCAAGGCGCATAGTGGCTGACGATATGAGCGCCCCAGAGATAGACGCGAAGATCGCCGCAGCTGAGGCTCGGACAGACACTAAGTTTGCCCAGGTGCAAGGCACGTTGTCCATGATCGCTCGCGACCTGGCGCGGCTGTCAGAGGATAATCGCGCCACCCGGACGACCGTCAGAAACACGGGCTGGGCTTTGGCCGGGCTGATCATCGCTGTAGCGGCAATGGGCATTACCGTTTTCGGAATCATGGGCGACCGCTTCATAGCCGGCATGAGTGCCAGCGAGATTGCTGACCGCGCCGCTGAGCGCGCCATGCTCCGCTCTTTCGAGGCGGTCAAAGCGTCACCACCAACCACACCCGTCGCCAAGTAGGCCCGCACCGCACCGTCTGAACCCAGCCCCGCTCCGGCGGGGCTTTTTGTTTCGCGTGCATTTTTTCGCTACATAGCTATTGCGTCTCGTAGCGATTTCCGCTACATCACTCCTATGAACAGCGGCGGGTTTGATCCCGCCCCAGGAGGACGGGATGCCCGAAGTCAGCTTTCAGACAACCTCGGAGGAGTTTGAGACGATCGGCAAGATCGCGGCTCGTGCATGGGCTGTGGACTGGCTGCGGCGCTCATACGGTTCTCGCATGGATATTCACATGGACGTCACTGCTGTCCATGCGAACGGCAATCCGCTCCGGCTGCGCGATCTGCTCGCGGCCGATGACTTCAACTTCGCTCACGACATCAGCGGCATCTGTAACTGCCTTGATCGGGAAACCGGCCAGCTAACGCGCAACTTCTCGCCGCGCTTCTCTCGCCGCGAACTCGTCGCCGCCTGATCCCCACACACCACGCAGAGCGGAGCAATCCAGATGACGCGCACGACCCAGTTTGATGACCACATAACCCGCCACCGATTGCATCATGCCCGCGCGGCGCACGAGAGCCCGAACCGTCCCCGCTACGATAGCGCCGACGACTACTATCAGGCCCGCGACTACATCGCGTTTCTCAGCGCCAAGCTGGCCGCTCAGACCGTGCTTGAGGCGGACCCGATGCACTTCTGGTTCGGCCGCCAATCCAACTGACACGCAGAGCGGAGAAATCCAGATGAGTGGCTACACCATCGTCTACGGCGCGCTCACCGGCCGCCCGATCATCGTCGGCGGTCCGCCCGATGATCCTGATCCGGCCGAGATGAATGCAGCCGCAAAGCGCGTCCTCGCAGCCATGCCGGAAGGAATGCGGCTGGTCATGCGCGTCGAGACGCAGCGGGCCAAGCAGCTTGAGGAACACCAGAAGATGATGGGGAGGCGGTGATGAGCGAACGTCCGCTTTCATTCCACCTGGATCGGCTAAACGCTTGGCTGGTCGAGCTTTGGAAGGTGAAGAGCATCGACCTGCATATGTGTGACGGGACGCGTCGCGATGATCAGTCCGGCCTGCTTCAGAACATACGCGAAGACGTTGCTGCGCTTCGTCATGACCATACTACTCTTGGTGTAGGCCGAGCGAGCGCAGAAGTGGCCGTCGAGCACGCCAATTACTTGAGTGAGCGCCTCGAATTTTCAGAAAGCGCCCGCGCCGATCTGTATGAGGCGCTGGCCGAGATTATGGCCGATATCGAAGATGACGGCTCGCCGTCATACAAGAAACAGAGGGCCGCCCTCGCCAAGGCGGAGGGCAAGTAGATGCACCTCCTCCCCTTCCCCCGCAGCCGCCCCGATCCCTACGCGGAGATTGAGCGGCGCGTTTCTGAGTTCCAGCGCGTCCAGACCGAGTTCTCCGCAATGCTGGATCAGGTCGATGCCCAGCTTGCCGAGAGCCATCGCGCGACAGTCGCAGCACTGGACGCTGCCATTGCTCGCCTTGAACTGATCGGAGGCTCACGATGACAGAGCCGGTTTCGAACGAGATGATTGCACGCGTCGCAATCGCTACCACCCGAACTATTGTAGACCACCTTCTTGGTGCGCCCAAGTCCAATGAAATGGCGTCGCGCCAGATGGACTACGACTTCGCACAAGAGCGCATCATTGAAGCCATTCTGGACTGTATCCCGGAAGAGGATTTCGAGCGCTTAATGCACCACTCTTCGGAGGCCGCAATATGACCGGCTCCGAACTCACCTTGGAACTCCTCCGCATCTACTGGCCGGGGCTCCTGGGCTTTCTGGTTTTGCTTGCGGCCGATCAGGCCTACCGGACGTGGAGGTTGTGATGAAGCCAGTCTGCGTGCCGTGTCAGCGGTTCATTCGCCCGAAGCGCAATGGATTTGCCTTCGTTGAGGGGATGCCGATTGGCAACAACGCTCCGGCTGGGCGCGCGGCCCCGGAGCAATGGAAACCCTACAAACTCTGGCACGCAGACCTGTGGTCCTGCCCAGATTGTGGGGCGGAGATAGTCATCGGCGCGGGCAGAGAACCAATCGCCGAGCACTATCAGGACAGGTTCCCCGCTGCCGTAAAGCAGTTCGGCGGCGACCAGCTTCAAGTCAACGACTGCTGAGAGGACCGCCGAATGCCGTATTCAGAAGCCGGAGTCGGCTATCGGCCGACCGACACCAGCCAAGCGGCAGCCCCTGCCCCGCACAAGCTGACCCAGCTTCGCGGCTGGGTCTTGCAGGCCGTGACGAATATCCCGCGCACCTGTGACGAGGTGTCGGCCGCGCTCGGGCTCTCCCCATTCAGTGTGCGGCCGAGGCTCACAGAGCTTCGCAATGCCGGGAAGATCAAGAACTCCGGCCAGCGCCGGATATTGGACAGCGGGAAGAAGGGGATCGTTTGGGAGGTGGTGCGATGAGTTCTCATGGCCCTTGGAGTGTTGAGCCGCCGAACGACTACATGCCGTTCTGGACTGTTTATCGTTCAAACGGCGACTACATCTGCGACGCGGACGATAGACCCACGGCGCTGCTTTTGTCGGCGGCGCCGGAACTCCGTCAGGCGCTGGATAAGCTGCTCTCCCACTATATCCGAATGATCGACAGTGGGGACTGCGGCCACTGGAACCCACGCGACGAGCCTCAGGTGAAAGAGGCGGGAAAGGCTCTCGCCAAAGCACGAGGCGACCAATGAGCGCCACCACCGCCCAGCGTCTCCTCTCCCTGGTCCACATCCACCGCAGGGAGCGGGATAGCCTCAGAGCAGAGGCCCGCAAGTGTGCAGACGGGAGGCTTGATGCCCTATGCCCCGGCCGCAAAGAGGAGCGACTGAACGAGCTGCGGGTTCGCGCGTGGCTCGCAAACGAGCGAGCATGGGCCGTCCTTGCCTGGGCGAAGGAGGAAGCCGCCAGCGATGGCCCTTCGCCGCTCACCGTCATCTTCAACGAAAACGCCGAACGCATGAGGGCCGCACCATGAACATGCTCGCCACCATAGGGCACAACCAGCCGCCCTCGCCGTTCGAAATGTCCCGCGAGGAAATCGAGGGGCTGTTTCTGGAGGCTAAGAACTGGCTGGATGGCGAAGGTGTGAACTCGGCCGCAGATGCTGATGGCGTGTCGCGCCTCCTCGACATGCTGCGCAAGGCAGAAAAGCGCGCGGACGAAGCGCGGAAGGAGGAAAAGCGCCCCCACGACGAAGCGGCTAAAGCCGTGCAGGAACGCTATAAGCCGCTCCTGGAGCGCGTGAAGCTAGCCAGCGAAACCTGCAAGAAGGCACTCACGCCTTGGCTCGAAAGGGTGGATGCAGAAAAGCGGGCCGTAGCTGAGACTGCGCGCGTTGAAGCTGAGCAAAAAGCCGCCGAGGCACAGGCCGCCATACGGGCCGCTCGACAGTCCGACCTTGAGGAACAAGAGCACGCCGAAGCGCTGCTCCGTGAGGCAAAGCGCGCCGAGACTGCCGCCAACCGCGCAGAGAACGATAAAGCCCATGCGAAGGGCGGCGACCGTGCCGTGACGCTGCGCACCACCTACCGCCCGTTCCTGAAGGACGCCCGCGAGGCTGCCAAGCACTACTGGCTCACGCGCCGCGATGACATGGAAATGTTCATCTTCGAACTGGCCCAGAAAGACGTGCGGGCCGGCCATCGAAGCATCCCAGGCTTTGAAGTGATTGAGGAGCGGGAGGCGGTCTGATGTTCACCGAAATCCAGAACAAGGCGCTGGCCGCCAAGCTAGACCCCGACTGCGTCAAGAGTCGGGAGCAGGCCGGCCGGCGCGTCTCCTACGTCGAGGGCTGGCATGTCATAGCCGAGGCTAACCGGATCTTCGGCTTTGATGGCTGGACCCGCGAGACCGTGCGGCTGGAGGAAACCAACCGCGATTTGGTCAGCCTTAAAGGCTCACGCGGGGATTATCAGCAATGGCGCGTCGGCTACCTAGCTGTTGTGACCATTACAGCGGGAGGCGTCACACGCCAGGGCACCGGCTTCGGCTCTGGAATGGCAAAGCCCGAGGCACTTGGGGAAGCCATCGAAAGCGCTGCGAAGGAAGCCGAGACGGACGCCATGAAGCGCGCCCTGTCCACGTTCGGCAATCCGTTCGGCCTCGCTCTCTACGACAAAACCCAGGAGAACGTGGGGCGGGATACGCCGCCACAAGCGCGTGAGCCCGAGCCTGACGGAACTCCCTTTGATGAGCCAGCGCTTCCGCCTAGTCGCGCGCAGGCCGATACCTACAGGGAATGCGTCGCCTGGCTGAAGAAGGCGGCCAACCCCGACGATTTAAAGAAGCGGGCGGCCCACAAGGAATACCTGCAAGGCACAGCGACACTGACCGAGCAGCAGAAGGCCGACCTTCGGGCCTTCTATCTCGACACGTTGAACGCCCTTAAATCCGAACTGCTGATGGCCGGCTAATGAGCGCCCCCGCAGCCATCCAAGGCACCTATGCCGATCTGAAGCTCATTCGTGGCCGCAAGGTCGCCGTGGTGTGCATCGAAATCCCGCTGGAGAAGGCGGAGGAGTTTGTCGCCGGCTTCGGGATGCCGGACCCGGCGGCAGAAAAGTGGGTTGCGGTGGCCCGTCTCGTGCCAGAGGGCGAGCGCCAAGCACCGCCGAAACAGGCGAAGCGGCTGGCTGACCTTCCGGCGGCGCAACAAGCCGCGCTTACCTGTCAGCGGGAAGCCTTTTGGCGCTTCCTGCGGGAGTCGCGCGGGGCACGCACGGTCAACAGTGAGGAGGAGGCAGCGGCGTTCGTCCGTGACTTCTGCCAGGTCAACAGTCGATCTCAGCTCGGCATAAACGCCAAGGCTCAGACCCGCTGGCATCTGCTGCTGTCGTCCTTTGACGACTGGATGCGGAGCGCTGCGTGATGGGCTTCCGTCTGGTCCGCCCCGATACGGCCTTCCCCCTTTCGACGGAGAAGAAGCGCAAGCGTCAGGAAGCCCCTGACTATCTGAAGCAGATCAGGATGCTGCCCTGCCTGGTCTGCGGCGGTCGTCCTGTGGAAGCCGCTCACATCCGCACCGGGTCGCTGGTTTACGCGAAGCGCGAGACTGGCACGGCGGAGAAGCCTGATGACCGCTGGACGCTTCCTCTGTGCGCTGAGCATCACCGCGAGCAGCACCAGGGCAACGAGATAGCCTTCTGGGCTTCCCACGGCATCGACCCGTTCTCGACCGCCTGTGCGCTTTGGGGCGCCAAGGGCGACGACGAGGCAATGTTCCTGATCATTCGCAACGCTCGGAGACCAAAATGAAAGACGTTTGCTACATTATTGCCGACAGCGTTGGCGTCTTGCGGATGACGAAACGAGCGCCATCGCTCGGCCGGGAGGAGATAGCCGTCAAGGTGTCGATTTCGATACCCGACAGCGCCTTTCGATCCCCCATTGTGAGCGCGTCGCTGGACGTACCCGAGGAGCGCGTCGTCCATCCTGACATCGAAATGGATGTCGAGCAACCTCCGCAGACGGAGGCGCAGCCATGACCGCATCACCAGGGCTTGAGGAAATCCGGCTGTTGCCCTGTCCGTTCTGTAGCGGAGCCGTCCAACTTCGCGACGCGCTCTGGCCGAGCGAGGGCGACACAGATGGGATTATCCATGCCGCGTCTACCCAATGCGGGCTGGTCGAGTTCTCCGTAAACACGGCGGACCGCAGCGTAATCGAAGCATGGAACAAGCGCGCCCGTCTCCAGACCCCCCGCGTATCAGTAGGGGTAGAGCCGGGAGAGGTGGAGCGGGTTAAGCGCGCAATCATGCGCGAGATCCAATTCAAGGAGTTCGGGCACTTCGAAGATGGTGACGAGGAAGCCCCGGACTTCATAACTACCACCGCAGAGCTACAAGAACTAGAAACGGCTTGTGAGAACGCAGCCCGCGCCGCCATCCGCGCCCTCTCCTCAGACAAGCCCGCAGAAGCGGTGTGCGGGACGTGCGGAGGGAGTGGTCGTTGGACTCCAAGTTTTCCGCCTGAGACTTGCCCCGACTGCAAAGGCACCGGCCGCGTCCCCGCTCAGCCCGACAAGCAGGAGGGGCAGGACGGACAGGGGGAGCTTCTGCCGTGCCCGTTCTGCGGGGCAGCAGCGAATTTTGTCCGTTCCTCAGACGAGGACGGTGAGTTCGTTGCGGCTCAATGCACGGGCTGCGGTTGTGGTTCAGGCAAGCATTACCCGCTCAAAGAACCGGCAGAGCCGAATGTCTCGTGCGAATGGAACCGCCGCGCCCCAGCCCCCACCCCACCCGCAATCGACGCCGCGACAGTGGAGCGGATCATCCGGAACTGGTTCCGCGACATTGCAAAGTCCGACTTTGGGCTCTCT